GTATACTATAAAATGCTTTCTCTATAGTTTTAAATGGTGCGGATTGAGAACCATCATTATTATCATCACCGTTTATAGCATCTACATAAAATTCTCTAGACATCATATCTTGACCGTTGACTAGAATTGGAACTTGAGTGAAAGGTAGTGGAAGTTGTCCACTAGAGTTTAAAACAGGTATTTGGTTTGCTTGTGGAGTTTGAGAGGCATGAAAATTATCTACTTTATCTGCATTAGGAACAGTAGTAGTACCATCTTCTATATTTTTTACTCTACTCTCAACTTCATCAACAGCATTTTGAACATTAGTAGCTGACAAACCAGAATTTGTGTTGTCATAACTTACATTATCTGCCGAGCTAAAAGCATCTTGCCACACGCTTCCATTATAAACTCTATGTACATTTCTAGTTGTATTCCAGTAATAATCTCCTGCATCTGGTGGATTACCATTTGGGTCTGTCTCTGGATCTTCTGCGTATGAGCCATAATATATCCCTTTAAATTCATTTAAATGAGCTAAAGCATCAGACTCACTTTGAGCTGCATTACTTTCTGACGTAGCCGCATTACTTTCACTTTGCGCAGCAGCATTAGCAGAGACCTCAGCTTTTTTGCTATAATGATACGCAGAATATCCACTATGTCCTGCACTATCAGTAACTTGAGTATTCTCAGCCTCATTTGCCCATTTATAAGCTTCATCTCTATAAGTAGAATTTGTTTCTAAATCTCTGTTTATCCTTGCGTTTAAATTCGTTTCCCCGTCTCTAGCTGTTTCAATTTCGTCTGTATTTAAATTTATTTGGTCAACACATTCGTCTATCTTTGAAGTAATAGGGTTAATATCAGTTGAATCCCACACCTCTCCATCAACAAAAGTTTTATTTAACCTTTCTATTGCCATTATCCCCTCCTATAACTGGGATAAAAAATAAATTTTAAACTGTTTATTTGAAAGTCAGAATTCTCTGACGTTTTTTCAATTTTTAAAATCAAACCATTTGAGTTTATATCTAGTGGAATTTTAGCATGTTGTAACCATGAACCTCCTAAAACGAAACTACCCAAAATGGCCTCACCTAAAATTCCATTCACACCGAAAAACTCTTTACTCTCCCCCTCTCTCCATATTTGAGTTAAATTTACAGTATATAAAAATTTAAATGTCGTCTTTGTTCTGCTTTCTGTTGAAATAAATAATTTTCTCCAATTCTTTTGTATTTCTGGTGAATCGCCTCCTAATATTGCAGTAACCACAAAAGTATCAAACTCGTCGTCGTTATCAGTAAATTTTTCGTCGTTAAATTTATAAACAGCATTATCCCTAACAAAATATACTTGCCCTTTATATTTGCAAGTCCACTCCATTGGGATAGAATAGAAAGTCCAACCTAAAACATTTGAATTTAAAACTATGGTCCCAATATTATAATAGTTGTTGTTTAATTGATATGATAAATAAACCTTATCGTCTACATTTAAAGAACTGGCAAACTCAAAAGGTTTTATATTCGCAATAACATCTTTTATCGGCAACCCTATAGTATCATCTGCCTGACTGTCTGATTGAATAAAACTATCAAAAGCTAAAACTCTACCGTTCGTTAAAATAGCGCCTAAAGTTGTAGATTTTAAAACAAATATCCCATTATAAGCAACACCAACATTCGCTAACAAATCTACTTTAAAGGGAACACTTGAATCACCAGTCTGAGTAATTTTATATAAACTTCTATCAGTTCCTACAAACAAAAACTCACTAACTGCCTTTATCGCTGTTATTCTGCCCGAAAAGGCTATAACATTATTTATATCCCAACTTGTAGGATCTCCAACCGCTGAATAATAAACATTCTCTGTTCCATCACCACCCAACCATACTCTTTCTGCAAAAACTTCATAAAAAGCTCCCCTAGCTTGCCAATGAGAACCTACAGACGTAATCTCAGTAACAGTATAAGAGCTAGAGCTATCATCATACTGTAAACTATAAACTTTCTCTCCTATATTAAAGATAAATTTATCTACATATCCTATCCCACCACAAGTAACATCTGTTGGCAGACCAGTATAAATAGAATCAAACTGTTGTGTGTCATCGCTAAACATATACAAGGTATCAGCTACTCTTACTAACAAATGCTCATATACAACACCATCTCTTACTTCTTGCCATACACATAGAGCCACAACATCATCAAAAGATTGAATAAGCTCTGTCCCTGGCCTCTGTTTGATCTTACCATCTTCTGTAAAATCAACATTCATCCCAAAAGCAAGATGATTTGGTGGGATTTTAAAAGGTTTAAAATAAGTATTTACAGTCTTAAAATTGTTTAAGACTATCTGCTGCTCTTTAATTTTTGTTCCCTTGGCCATTATACCCCGCCTATTTCCTCTTCTATTGGGTCAACTGGCAATATAAACGCATTCTGCTCATATTCAGCGTTTAGCTCTTCAAAAAATTTTAGCTGATAAACTGGCGCTGCTGGGTCTTGATTGTGAACCAGGGCATAATATGTTCCGCCCAACACATAAAGCCAATCATTAGGAATAATTTTATTAACTTCTGCACCATCAAAAAAAGGATGGTAGAAGGTATAAAGAAAAGTTACGGTTATATCTTTATCTGGTGGATTTGTTAATTTAGGCACACCGCCAACCATAGAAATATCTACGGATGGTGATGTGCTTATAATTCTTTTAACTGGTGTCTTAGTAAAATTTATATCTTGGCTACCTGCAGGGATAGCAATATCCTCTTGATATAATTGCCAGTTATAGTCTCCCTTTTTCTCTATATCTCGCAAAGCAAGATTAATAAAATCGTAAATATATTCCGCTGGCATTACTTTGTCATGTGACAAGTTTCTAATTTTCTCTACTATTTGCTCAACAGTCATTATTTATCCTTGTTAGAAAAATGCTTATGATGTTTAACTTTATAACCAAATTTTTTAAGTAAAGACACTAATCTTTTAGGTACTTCAAACTCTTTTTTTTCAAAAACATCCACACCATAAACATATCTTACTGTGTCTGGTTTTGGTTTATACATCGTTACTGTATCTTTAGACATTATCTCCTCCTTATAACTTTTCTACTGTCATATATTCTGGATGTTTCTTTAAAAACCTTCTCAATTTTCTATCATCTCTCAAAAGCTCAAAACCCCTTTCACCCATAGCTATAATTACATCTATAGGGATAGAGGCTACTTTCCTTAATGTTCGCTTTTTTGAATACCCTCTATTATTATTCAGCTTATCTTGCTGGTTTTTAACTAACAAAGGGTCAAGCAATACCTGATTTATTAATTTAACCCGCCCCTTCTTTTGGTCTATTTCTAAAAATTGTTTTTTCATAATCCCCGCCATCTTACAAAAACAGGCGACCCTTAAGGCCGCCCTATGTTTAATTCAAGTCCGCCAATATAGCATTGGCTTTTTCAGCCCTGCCAACAAGGGTTAACTCACCTTCAATCACTTTCTCCTTTCTGGAACCTTGTGGCTGCAAATCGTCCTGAGCAAAAGGCCTTAGATAAGCTGTTTTCCAATATTCTTTGGACAAGATAAACAACTTATCTGTATCCATCCATCTGTCGGCAATTATCCTAATTAAACCAAAATCAGACTCATAAACATCTATTGCATTTACAAGTCTTTTATCTTTGGCGTTAATATTTTTTGTTAGCCCTGCCGTAAACCCGCTAATAATCCTCTTGTGTTTTCCACAAACAACTGCAGTATTCGGATCTCCACCACTCTCCCAAGCCTGCTGAACAGCATCATTAAAAAGATCTTCAGTTAAATCTCTTGCTGTTCCACCATTATCAAGCACATTCGTAGATATTTGCGCTGGAATACCACCTAATTCTCTAGGGGTTGTTTCATCCCCTGCTACCGCTGCTGTATTTCTAATGTAAGCATACTCCACATCTCTCGCTATCTCTTTCATAGCCTTTGCCATCTGATAAGCTATTTCTGACTTAACTCCAGCTTTCAAAACCGCTTCTTGGGTTTTTGTGACTCCATAAGACTGGACGAAAATTTGAGTATAATTCCCTTTTCTTACCCGAGGCTGAGGTTGCTCAACAGTATAATCATCACCTTCAATATGTGCATTCTTTTTTGGTTGTCGTAAATCATCCTCTAACCATTCATGGTAAGTAGCTGTTGCCTTCTCTCTCCCAAACATAGAATAAATAGGAGTTTCAGTAACAGCTATATTAGTTATAATATCAGATAAATCCTCTCTATTCCCTACTGCTGTATATGTTGTAATTGCTGCCATTTTTATCCTCCTTAGTTGTTTTTATACTAATCCCATTTGAATTAACAAACTTGCCTGCTCATCGGTAGAACGACCCGCTAAATCTCTTGGGGAAATCTTTTTTTGAGCAGCTTTTTGAGGGTCTCTACCACCAGCATTTTCTACTTGTGGAGGCTCCTTCTTTTGCTGACTCTGTCCCACATTAACAGACTTGGAGTCAGACTGAATCCTCCCTAAATTCCCTTGTGCTGGTGTTTGTTGCTCTGTAAATCCTGCTTGATTTTGCGCCCCTTGCTGTTGTTGCTGCTCTAATATACTTAAAACCCTCTCTCTTGCAGTGTTATACACCTCTAAAAAAGGTACTGGGTCGCCTACTCGCTGAGCTGCCCTTAACGCCTCAACCATAGAAAGTGGCAACTCATTCTGGACAATATGCCTGAAAACCACCTCTACTTGTGGAAATAACGGATCAACTTGCCTAAGATGTTGTTCCGCTGCTTCCAACTTTTGCTGAGCTATTTGCTGTTGCTTATAAAGTTGGACACGCTCAGCCATTCGCCCTTGAATGATAGATTGAGTCTCAGGGTCAAATTCATCAAAATTATCCCCTAATGCAGCTCTGACTTCTGCTTTGGTCTCTTCCATTAGTTTCCGAAGAGTCTCCAAAGGCAGATTAGTCTGAGCTTGCATCTCAATCAAACGAGCTTGACGCTCAATTTCTGCTTTTGCTGCCTCTAATTTCTTTCTCTCTTCTGCAAGCCTCTGAGTTTTACGTGTGTAATCAGCTTGCATAGATTTATAAAAAGGTACTAATTCTTCAGGGATCTTTTTTGGGTCTAACTTATCAATCCCTATTTTTTCTATCTCTTCTTTGGTATAATACTCATTTTCTGGTTGAACAAAATCTTTTTTATCCTGCTTTTCTGTTTTTTCTTCACCTTCCGAAGATTGCCCAACTTCCTCTTTGGGTTCTTCTGTAGGTTTTTCTCCAGCATCTTCCTCTGCTTCTTCTTTTGCGTCGCCATAAGTATTTACAGCAACTACATCTTCTCCATCATTAACCACCAGCTCTCCGTCTTCTGTTAAAGCGAACTCTGGTTTTTCCTCTTCTTTGGGTTGCTGAGCCTGGTCCTGTTGCTCAGTCCCAACTTGTTTAATTTCTTCGCCCATTTTACTCCTCCTCTCTTAAATCTTCTAAATATTTTTCAGCTACTTGGCCATCTTGAATGGCTGTAGCTGCTATTTGCTCAAATAAATTTATTACATCAAGCTCCGCCTTGAGCTGCTCCCACTCCTCCTTGGAACATTGCTGCCATTGATTGTATATCTCCTTCCGACATTCCTCTACCAACTCCTTGAACCTGTCCCATAGCCCCTGGGTTAATTTGCCCTTCAGGTATTGATTGGTTAGTTCCTGTAATCGCTCCTGCTTGTCCACCAACATTTTGTCCCCCTTGTTGTGCTTGTTGCATAGCCAACATTTGTTGCTGCTCTTGCTTATATTTGTCTATATTTACCACAAAATCGTTCACATTCTTTAAACCTGACAACTCCAACATCTTTGCAATTGTGTTGTATATGTGCTCTGGTTTTGCTAGTCCTATTGGGACCAACACTTGCAATTGAATCTGTAATAACTGCTGCAATATTTGTAAGGTCTCTTGCTTCTGTGCTAGCCCAACACCAGCATTGACAATAAAATCAAATTTCCCCTCAAAATCCTCTGAAAATTGAATTTCTTTATTTGTAAGTCTATACACTTGCTCTTTATCAATAAACCTCAGATTGTAACTTAACAGCAGTCTATAAAACCTCTTTATCCCTGTCTCTGCAAATATTCTTGCAATAAGCTCCATTCGCTGGTTTGCAGCTTGCATAATAAGAGAAATACCAGTTGCTGTTTTGTTAAGCGACTTTGAGTCTAATCCTTGGTTATATCTGGTCACTCCGCTTCTGTTTTCCTTGATAGTATCAATATACTCCAAAGCATTAAACGTCGCCCCATGAATCTGCCCAAACGGAACAGGCATAACAATTTGATTAAGTGGGATATTCCCTTTTGTCCGTATATATTTTGCCCCGCTTAAAAGGTCGTTTAAATTTACAAAGTCTTGATTAATGAACATTCTGCCATCGTTCGCAAGGGCAATGTTGTATGCTAGCTCCTTTATCAGCATCGTCTTTAGATTTTGCAGTTGAGCCAGTATAGAAGCAAAACCCTTCCCTAGAGGACTATCGTTTTCTATGATCGGTGAAAGCAACGCAAAAGGTATCTGACCAAACGTATTCTCTTGAACTGACAAAACAACATCGCTGGCTATCGTGCACACAATATCTTCAAGCCTTCCATCCTCATCTACATCAATTTTGCCCCAATATTCGTAAATTGTAATATATTTCCTTGCTTCATCTTCTCCACTATCATCTTGGAATTTTTTGTAATTCTCTATGTTTTCCATAAAAGCATTATCAACCTCTCCACCTCGCTCAATCGCCTCTTCTACATTTCTATAAACTCCTTCATCTTGCTTTTTTCGCAAATAATCCGCTGTAACAAGTTTCCTGTGTATGGCATATCTCATGTCATTTTGAGATTTAGCATTTGGATCAAACAAAAATTCATAGTAGGGAACAACTTCAAACCTTGGCTGGTTTTTGATTACCCGCTTAGTCTTATATTTCACCTTAAAAATTTGCTTCAAAAGTCCGCTTGCGTCTGGTGCCTCTCCCAAATCCTCTACACTTTCTATCTCTACATCTTCCATCTTCTGCAAAGCATTTAGCTCATCAACACTAATCACTTCCTCATATTTGTCATATTCATACTGCCTATCCCAAACTATCTTGAGCACACCATAATCTTTTGCAAGAGCATCCTTAAACCACCGATAGAAAGACATAAACCCATCGTTCAATCGATTGATCTGAAAATTACAAAGCTTCTGCATTATCTCGGCTATCTCTTCGTCCTCTGCTTCTCTCCCTTCAATACTAATCACATCCTCAGTTCCAAAGAAAATTTTCATAAGCTGAGCTAATACCGTTTCTACCGCATCAGCTATGTCAGTGCTGACAAACTTAGACCGCTTTGACAGCTCTGGCATAAGCTTTTGGTAATATTCTAAATCGCCCTTGTATAACTGAATATTCTCCTCTACCACTGGCCTAACTTCAGCCTCATAATATTTTTCAGCCCTACCTATATCGGCCTTGATAAGCTCTACTAATTTATCGTCTTTTATTTTTCTTCTCATTTAATACCCCGCTGCTGCTGTTGGCATTTCAAAGTCGTCTGCCGTGTAGTCATCTTGCCCTTTAACTTCTTGGTAAACGTCCATATAGCAAGTAAGGGCAACCGCATCTGCACAGTCTGGAGACCTGCCAAGCCGTTGTTTAAGCTTCTCTTTTGGCTCCAAGAACAAACGCCCCTGGTTGTCAAAAACATACCGTATATTTGTCAACTCCATAAGCAAATCACTATCGTTTACAACCTTGAGCCCAAGCTCAAGTTTGTCTTTCAGGTTGAAATACATCTCAGCCCGCATATTCTTGAGCTCTTGTCTAGTCGCTCTTTGACTCACTATCGCTGGAAATACTGGATAAGAAAGTTGCTTGAGCCTATCATACACCCCAGCTCCCAGCCCTATTGTATCCACAAATATTTGATATGGCCTTTGTTTCGCCTTCCTAAATTCCGCAATCACCTGATTCACCGTCTCCATGGTATCAAGCCCATGATATTTCTTGAGCTGATATATGTGCATCCCTCGCCTCTTTGCAAGGACAGTATAGTCATCTCCACCTCTAGCAACATCAAGACCCCATATCTCCAAACCCCTCTCGTCTGCGCATTCTTCCATGTGCATAGCATTGTAAACAAGACTGTACGGGAAAAGATAATTTTCCGTAATATCTACAAATTCTCCATATAACTCTTGCCTAACTATATTCTCTGGCAGGTCTTTTGCCATCTCCCCTATTTCTTCTTTATTAAGAAAGGGATTTTCATATGTGCTGAATTGATACGCCTTTTTCCTACCTGTTTTGTCCTGTTTTGCATCTTCCCAAAGCTCGTAAAAAAGGTTCTTTCCTTTGGGAGTCCCACCAATAATCGCCACACTGTCCTTAAAATCAATCAACATCGGCCTAACTGCATTTTCCCAAAGGTACCTGTTATCCAAAATAATCCCAGCCTCGTTGAGGAAAATATAATGATACCCAAAACCTTCCCAGTTCTCAGGTCTGTCTGCACTCCTAAAATCACACAAGCTCTTGTTGATCGTGATAGTGTTGTCCTGTTTCCGCCACTCCCAAATTTGTTTTGGTAGTTTTTTCAAAATTGGCATCCAATACCGTTCTATGTACCTCCGAATGTTGCCCGTTACAGTATCGCCCCACATAACCTTGATTCCAGGGCGAGCCAACATCTCTTCAACAAAAAATTGGGCAAGCGACCGTGTTAAGCCCAGTCGCCTGCCCTTTGTAATCACCTTGCGTCGTGCTTTGTCTTGGAACAATACTTTCTCCAGGCAAGGCACGTATGAAATTTTGAGGACTACCTCTTTCTTTACCATTCTACTCCCCTGAAGGAGTTTCTCGAACTATCCTGACAACCACCTCTCCAGTCTGTTCCACTTCTTTCTTTTCCACAAGCTCACCCCGCCACTGCAAAGCAAGCTTGAGCGCTTGTGGGTCGCCTTTTTGGGCCTTTTTGATAAGCGCCCGATATATCTTTGGCATTTCCTCTTCAAGTGTCTCCTTCACCAGCTCGCTGCGTAGTTTCCAAAAATCCCTTGCTCCATACTCCCAAATATAAATACGAATGGTGGTATAATTTAAACCTATCTTCTTACATATTTCGCATGTACTTCTATCCCAATTATCAGGCTCTATGGCTGCTAACATAAACTTCTGCAGTTTTCCTGGAAGGTTTTTTATCTTGTCTAAAACTTTTTTTGTTTTTTTCATTGTTATTTGTATATTGAT